GTTGCACTTGTAAATTTAGCAATTGTATTACCATCAGTAAGAGTTGTTGCACCTAAACTAGCATCAAAATTTTGTAATTCATTAAGTATTGCAAAATTATTATGAGGTGTATCGGTTGTTTTGTCGGTAGCTGTTAAATTTGTTGGAGTGAAATCATTTGTATTACCACTTTCATCATCACCAAAGGCATTACTATCAGCAAAATCTAAATAAAAACCATTTGTTCCATAACTACCAGAATAAACTTTTGGTTTCCAGTGTCCTGTTGTAGAATCAGTTGAACCAAATGATGAAGGTGTCAATGCTTGTCCGTCTATGAAATGAACCTCTGCCATATAGCCATCAAATGGTTGATCTGGACCCCAAGTATTTGCTGATACTTGATATGTTTGACCACTTACACCAAAAGAAGTATCATAATCTTGTGTAGGATATGTATTTCCTTGTAAGGATGTTTCTAATGTACCATTTGTATAAATCTTTACTCTATCAGAAGCAGTTGCCTGAGTTGTATCCACTGATACTACTATATGATACCAAGAAGCGACATCTCTATATAATCTATTTGTATTTACAGTATATGTGTTGTTGTTAAATCGTACATCTAAACTATCATCACTATTAAATCTTACAGCATCAAAACTTGATTGTGGAGAATTAGTAAAAACATATTGAAAACTACCAAGAGCACTTCTTTTTACCCAAGTAGAAAAGGTAAATATTCTTCTACTTGTACCAGTAGCCATAGTTCTACTTAAATAAGCATTATCATCATCATTAAATCTCAATGATTGAAATATCACAATATCACTAACAGTGATTGTAAACTCTCTATCAGCATATTGACTTTCAGCGTCTGTGGCACGAACTGTAAATGTGGAAGTTGTGTCTGCTGATACAGAACCTGGTGTTCCTGTGATTTGTCCATTAGATGTATTTAAACTTAAACCTGAAGGTAAACTTCCGGATTGAATTGCATAAGTCACCGCACTATTCGAAGTTGCTGATAAAGTAATCGTACTAATTGCAACACCTTCATCAAATGAACCTAAACTTCCAGCAGAGGTTGACCATGAAACGGCTTGACTGACTGTTAATAACGCAGTAGCAGAATTTCCTGCAAAACCATCACTTCTTATTACACGAATCTTGTATGTACCAGCACTTAATGATGCAGTTACTCTTAATTGAGTAGCACTGACATAAGTAACAGTTGTTGCGTTTGTTGAAGCATTGGTTGAACTATCTAATAATTCAACTGTCGAAGGATTTGTAAAGTTTGTGCCAACAACATCAAAGTATAATGATGTATCAGTTGGTGGAATTGCACCTTGACTATCTTGGATAGTAATAGAAGAAACAGTTGGTATTGTTAAAGTTAGTTTTGATTGAGAAATAGCAGCAGATGAACTGATATCGGCATTAACAATTGTACCATCTTCAATTTTTGCTGAAGTAATTGCACTATCTGTAATCGCACCTGATGTGACTTTTGTTAATCCCATTCCTAACCCTTTATATTATGGCTTTGTCGGCCAAGTGATTGCGTCTATGTCGTCTGTGGTTGAAACACCGTCTGTGATATCTCTTAATGCTTGACGATATGTTGACATATCAGCAGAAAGTGTATTATCAGAAAGTGCCAAATAGTCTGTTTCTGCTAAAAGACGATTTCTTGTTGATCTAACATCGGCGATTGCTCTGTCAAATGCACCTGCAGCCCAAGCAGCCTCTTCGGCATCTCTTGCTGCTTCTTCTTCAGCAGTTAGTGCTATTCTTTCACCATTAACTAATTTAGTTCTTGCCATTTATATAACTCCTTTATTCCTTTGGATACTTATCTTTCACTGTTTTAATTGCAGTGTAAAAATCTCCTGTGTTGTCAAGTGTTCCATTATTAATATCGTGGTACAACTTATCTAGTTGTTCTTTTAATTCTGGATATTGAATTGCTTTTTCTAAATATGCCATATTTTACTCCGTCGGAATCGGGTTCGCCGATTTTACAGCAGCTATATGATCATCCCAAGTAGTCGTGCCATTTAATTTATCTTTATACATCATATCCATTTGGTCCTCTAAAGAACCATATGCTAATTTTCTAGTTGCTCTTACAACATTTTGTCTTTCTGTTAAGTCAGCAGCTGTGTCATAAGAAGTAATTTGTTCATCTGTTGGTTTAGAAACAGAATCAATATTCCATTCTTTGATGTATGGACCTGATCCATCATCTTGTAATAATACATCACTTCTAAAGTTTACCTCAGTTATTGAATTAGCCTTGAGATATTCTTTTATTTTTGATGATAAACTTGCCATATTATGCCCCTATAATTTTATATCCACCGAAAAAAGTTTGCTTATTACCGCCACCATAAACTCTTGGATTGCCAGTAGTTAAATCTGCTTGTGCGTAAAGTTCTACATAATCAGTGGTTCCATTAAAATCTACAAATGTTTGTGTAAATATGGTAAGATTATAGTGAAAACTACCATTGTAATTATTATCACTGAAAGCGTAAAAAGAACCATTTTTATATATTATTGTATAGGCTTCTCTTAGATTAGATGTAGTGCCGCCAACAGAGCCCATGTCAACTCCTGCATAAATTACATATTTACCTGCTGTCGTAGGTGTAAATTTATTACTAGCAAAACAATTATCTGTATCTAATAACTCTGTAAATCCACTAACTTTAGTCGCTGTATTATCAGGTATATCTTGATTGCTAGTTAAATATACAAAAAAAGAGGGAGTCATTTTCATTGTTGAATTTAATGTAACAGTAGCACTTGATAAATCTACTGTACCAGCACCACCTAATGTAGCACCACTTGGTACTGTTATTGTATCACCTGAAGCACCAACAGTAATTGTGTTAGCACTTTCACTAATAATATTCGCACCTGATTGGTTTTGAATTGTATCGACTTTAATTATACTTGACATTTAACTATTTATTACGCTCCTGGATCTGTTATTGTGTTACCTTTAGCAACCCATTCTAGTATTTCTTGGTAGTGTCTGTTTGCTTCATCATGTGGTACGTGTTGTTCTGTACCATCGGTAAAAGTTATTTTGTAATAATTAGACCACACCTGAGTATCGTCTGTTCTACTTTTTTTATATGTTTTTTCTACTGTACTAATCATTATAACTCCGCATCTAATATTAAATCAGTTGATTCAAACTCAATTCCATTTGGTGCTGATGCCACTAAGTTTCCACCAAAACCATTAATTGTTAATGCTAAAAATCCTGAACCATCAGAAGGACCATCACCTTGTGAAGCAAGAGTTGTGTAAGAACTAATAGTTCCTGTATTACCTGTAGTTTTCCACCATCTAATTGCTACACTACCACTTGCTGGGTTTGTTGATAAACTAGGGTTTGCTCTCATTTTAACTGGAACAGGAATAAGAACAGAGTTCATGTCAGAACCACCATTAGCTATTCCCATTACAATAGCTGTTTGAGAATCCAAAGATGGATTATGTCTAAAATGGTATCTTTGACATCTTCTAAAATTCACATCATAAGGTAAGAACTCAAAATCACTAGCAGTTGTACCGATTTCTAGTTGTACTCCAGTCCAATATAGTTCATTTGATGTACTATCGGCTAAATTAACTTGTCCTGTTGGTGCTATTTCGGTAGCAGTTGCAGTCCAAGAATTTAAAGTTGCTCCGTCAATAGTAGTTCCCGCACTCCACATCCATCTAACCCAAAAACCAATTCCATTATCATTGGCAATACCACTACCACCTGTATCACCAGTAATTGTAATTGTTTTCTTTTCCCAAGTAGATGCTGAATTAATTGTATAAGAAGATATAAATTGTCTTGAAGCATCGTGGCTTCTTATTTCAATTCCGTAAGTTCCTGTTTTATTTGATTTAATCCAAAAAGATAAAGTTAGATTTTTTGCCGAAGCACTACCAAATGATAAATGTGTTAAGTTTTGTGCTTCTATTCTTTGTTGAGTACCCCACCCTTGCTCTGTTAAAGATGTTTGTGCAGTAGTGCAAGCCCATTTTTGAGAATAACTAAATCCTTGACCACTAGGAACATCAGTTGATTGAGAAACAGTAAATACTCCTGTAGGAGCTACAGTATCATAGATTGCACCATCTCTCCATCTATCAATAATATATCCTGCACCACTCCCTATTGATTGAGAAGTACCCCTCTGTGCGATATTCATATCACCATTGATGATGAGGTTACGAAAACTCGAAGTTTTGCCGGCAGGTAAACTATTAGTAAAACCGCCTGAACCGTCAGACGATAGTATAGTGTTGCCACCTGAATCTTGTATTGTATCTACTTTTAATGTTCCCATTTACTTACCTTTTTGGATACTTGGTTTTAATACTAGCAATTCTAGTTTTCCAAGCATCAATATCTGTGTATATTTCATCTAATTGGTCTTTCCATTCACCGTACTCAGCGATTCTTTTAGCAATTTGACTATTGTTATATTCTTCATCATCAGCAGCTGTATCGTATGTAGCTAATTGTTCATCTGTGGGTTTAGCAACACCTTCAATGTTCCATTCTTTAATATATGGACCATTACCATCTGAATCATCTTGTAATAATACATCACTAAAAAAGTTTACCTCAGTTATTGAATTAGCCTTGAGATATTCTTTTATTTTTGATGATAAACTTGCCATGCTATGCTCCTATTAATCTATGTCCGAACAATTTAGTTCTAGTTTTTTCCGCATTTAATCCTCTTGTTGTACCATCTACTAAACAGTAAAGTTCAACATAATCACCAGCAGATAAATCTATTACGACTGTTCTTGAAACTCCTGATAACGCATCCCCAAAATCTTGCCACCAATTAAGTGAATCGTAACTGTGTGAGCCATTAACATAAAAAGCCATATGAACACTGTTTGTAGTATCTCCTAAAGAAATTTCTCCACCTATTAAATATTTCCCACCTTTACCACTTGGTACAGTAAATCTTGAATTTGATGTTGCACTATCTGTATCGTAGTATGTGCCACCTAAAGTTATTTTTGTTACGGAACCAGCAGTACAAGTTGTATCACTATTTGCATACATATAAAAAGCTGGAGTATTCTTCATAGCAGAATTTAAAGTCATGGTCCCACTTGACATATCAAGTGTAGCACCACTTGGTACTGTTACTGTATCACCTGAAGCACCAATCGTTAAACTAGTTCCTGATTGTGGTTCAATTGTATCGACTTCTATTTTACTCATCTCTATCTCTATTTAGACAACCACCATAGTCGCACCTGAGCCGACTGTGATTGTTCCTGTTAATGTTACGGGACCTGCCAACAACAAGTTTTGATTTGTTATTGTGTAGGTATTGGATATGGTTGTGCTGTTAATCACACCACCACCGGCACTGGTAAAAGCAAATTTACCATCCGCATCCATTGTTAATCTCTCTGTACCTGCTGTATCAAAACGAATTATATTTTCGTCAGCAGATTCTTCTACTTGAATTTGTGTGTTACTATCAGCATCAATAATTTTATCTGATGACACAGTTGGAGCAAAGTTTGCTTTGGTCATCTTTCTCAATGCACTGGCGGAAGTATCATAAACTAAAATTTCATCATCATCAGCAACAGTTGCTTCTGCTGTCTGTCCAGTAACTAAATTACTAAGTGTAACTTTTTTAATTGTCGAAGCAGAATCATCATACACTGATAATAAATCAGCACCTTCTAATGATGTTAATGCAGTCGCACCAGAAATAATATTGTTTGAATCATTGGATAATTTGGCGTAAGTAATTGTGCCATTGGCAGGACCTGCCATTGTAGTTGCTTCAAAAGGTGTAATAATATAAATTGAAGCAGAACTTCCTGGTGCTGATGTAAAGGTAACTCTTTTTAAATCACCAGATGCATCATTACCAACTGTAAAGGCATAGGAAGAACCTGGTTCTTGTCGAACATTGTCGATGTAAACCATCAGTGAATTTTCACCACCTGCAGGTATGATATTTTGTAAATCAAATGCGGTTGTTGAACCGTCACCTGTAAATCTATCTATTTTTGCAGCTGCCGAAAACTTCGTTTCGGGTTGCTTTCCTATATAAGCCATTTATTATACGTCCTCTAAAACTGAAACCGTAGCGTCAACTGAACTTGATGAACTCGCACTTACACGAATAGCATCATTTGTGGTTCCATCCCCTTGTAAAACAAGTTTGTTACCAGACATTACTTCAAGTGAAGAACCGGCAGGAATACTTGCATCTTTTACGATATATACATCATTGGTTCCATCGTAGTTATCTAAAAATACACTTGCAGTCACACCCGAAGATGATTTGTTTGCAAGAGTAATACCAATAACAATAGATTCAACTGGTGTACTTGATGAGGAGGGAACTGTATAAACAGCAGATGCTGACGCACCTGTGCTTGTGTTCACATCGGCGACTGTAAATCTTTTAAAATCGTTTGCCATTTTTATCCCTTTATACTATTTATACTTATCCTAATGCAACTGCTTGTGCAATTGCAAAATTTGTTGTAGCAACTGATGTACCATTAATTTGAACATCACTTGTACCGTTAATTGTCGCACCTTGAATAGTGCCTGATGCAGTAATATTCACTGCTCCTGTAATTGAACCACTTGTTAAACTGGCAGTTCCGTCAGTTATTGTGCCACCTTGTATTGTACCAGAGGCAGTAAAACTTGTAATACCAGAGATTGTACTTGCCAATGCAAAAGTAACTGTCTGAGATCCGTCTGATGTTGTTGTAATTTGATTTGCAGTACCAGATAAAGCAAAGGTTTGTGCGTCTGATACAGAGCCATTTGAACCAGAATCAGCAGAAAAGTCTAAATCATTAGCAGTAATCGCTGAGTTGACTTCATTGATTGCACCAACAACACTTGTCGCAGTAGTTGTAAGTGTACCTGGATCACCAATATCAGTAGAAGACAGACTATTAAAGGTCGTTCTAAATTCTTCTAATGTATTCGTTGTTAATACTGTTCTTGCGGCCATTACTTAACTACCTTTAATAATAATTGTTTTATTTCGTACATCTCTGCTTTTAAATTATTTATTTCTCTTACAACATCTCTAAATCTATCATTGTCTTTTTGTTTTTGTCTTACTCTTTGCATATAAGTGATATAAGCCTTTCGATCAGAATTGATTACTGCTTTTGAATCTGTATCTTTTACAAAACTTCTATTCTGTTCGACTATCATTTTCATGTTATACCGCCAATGCTAATGCTCTCATGTCTGTTATTCTAGGTGCAAATGCTGGATTTGTTCCTACCATTACAATCTTAATTGCAAATCCAGAAAACTCATCTAGTCCTTCTGCTGTAAACTTTTGTTCATAGAAACTATTATAGTAATCGCCATTGTATGGTGATTGTGAACGACTTTCAGAATAATTAATAGTATCATCAGCGACACCTGTACTATTAAAATACTCATATGGTATTTCATCAAAACTTCTATTGTCATTGACACGTCTTAACTTGTATAAAACTTTAATGGATGCAGTTGGGTGATTGTTTGCACTCACTCTTACATCTAATGCAGTTGCAGGATTAGCCAATGAGATTTCTTTTGTAACATATTTTGAACTTACACTACCACCAAGACCCTCTGTTTCATCTTTAAATCCTGTTGTATTACCAGATGTAGGACTATCTAAACGATTAGATACAGCAATTAAATTTGTTCTCGCCAAATCAATCACTGGTGATAAATGTTCGTTTGCAGTAATCATATTAACTTCATAGGTTAAAGATTTTACACTTGATAAATTATTTGTTTCATTGATACCTGAAGCAATTTGTTGTTGTGCTTCAAAATAAAAGTTATCGTTAGGAACTACTTGTATTTTATTAGCAGCAGTTGCCTTTGTATAAGCGGTTTCAGAACCATGAATTGATTTTTTTGTTGTTGCACGAACATAGTGTTTAGCATCTGTATCTGTGAAACCAAGTTGTCCAATTTGTGGATATAAAACTTCAAATGGTACGTTGTAAGTTGCAGTCACACTAGAACCACCAATAACACCATCAGCTGTTGTGCTTGTAGTTACAGTAATTGTATAACTGTCTAGTGTCACATTGGCAATTGTGTGTGTTGTATTGATTTCACTAATAGGAATGCCATTAGATGTGTTTGATGCATTACCGGTAACTCCAGCAATAGTCACACTATCACCAGATGACATACCATGATTAATATGATTTACTTTTAATATTTTTGGATTGTTACCAAATGTAGTACCAGATCCTGCAGATGAATTTGTTTCAATTGGATTTGTAGTTAGTAATTCAGCTGATAAAGCATTGTTTTGCAATTCTAAATTTCCAGAAGTAACAGTTGTGAATTTTGCTTTTCTTAATACAAATTTTAAATCATCGGTTCCAGTATCTTGTGCAGGACCGTCTTGTTGTGATTTAAATAAACTACCAACTAATGGTTGATCAGAAACTCGTCTTGTTGTTCCAAGAATAGTACCACCCAATTCTGAAACATATAACTTATAATTTTTACTATTTGATTCAACAGCAATAGCATATTGTACTCCACCTTCTAAGAAAACAGGACTATCAAATGTAAATGTTGTTGCAGTAGAACCATCGGTTGATGTATTAATAGCAGAAGGAATTTTTGTTACTCTACTAAATGGTAATTCTTTTACAGTAGGAAGATTCATTGTAGTTTCTACTAAGAAAACACTAACAGGTATTGTACTATCTTTTGATTCAAAAAATAAATCAATTGATGTTACAAAACACCCTTCACCTATATTATTTAAAAATGTTTGTGATATTGACATTATCTATAATTCCTTTTCATTATTACCACCATCTTCCTCTTGTTTGTTGATAACTTTTGCCATTAATTGTTATTTTTCTTTCTACAAGTTTATTATCTCTATACACTAGTGATCGACCACCAACAGGTACACCTCCACTGCCACGATCTGAACGACTATTACCTTGTCGTATTGTTGTTGATGATGTGCTAGTTACTCGTTTTGCTGATGCTGATTCGAATAAATCAGTTTGTTGTATTGCAGGTACTCTTGTTGAATAAATTGTTTCTTCTTGTGCTGCTATCAATCCTTTTGCAGTATAAGTTGTAGTTGCAAAAGTATCAACTTCACTATTAGCATCAAAATTGTCAGATGCGCTTGTTAATCTAAATCGTCTATCACCAGTTCTCCATTTTGGATTACCACTCACATTTGGATTTGGTATTGCAAAAGTTCCTGTTAATGAACCATTAGCATCTGTCACTAGATTATCACCTAATGAACCACCTGATGGTGTACAATATTCAGATACATTAATTTCTTCAAAATAAGCATAAACTCTTGTGTTTGGTTTCATATTTTCAGCAGTGAATGTAATTGTATTTTCTCTTATATAAGTTGCAAATGCAACATCAACAATTTTCTCACCTAATGATTGTTTTATTGTTTTTGATCCAAGTGTCTTTTTAATACCTGTTCTGGATTGTGTTCCTGTTTGACCAATTGTAGTTGTTCTTGTATTACCAGATGTTGTGTCTTCTTTAAATGTTCCTGTCCAATTGTACTGCCATTCATTCCAAAATGTTCCTGTTACAAATGTTGGATTTGGAAGATGTTTTATAGAATCATACAATGATTCGTTTTGAACAATAAGATCAGGTCGAACATTTGTATCTTTCCATTCATCAATATCTGGTGATAATTTAATATTTCCTATATAGTTAAATACATCAAAAGGATTAACATTAACACTTTTTGTTGCACTTGTATTTTGTACTAAAACTTCTTCAGTATAAGGTAATGTAATTAAATCACCTGTTTTTTTATAACCACTATTTGTTCTTTGTGTGTCAGTAGTGTTGACTTCAACCATTTTAACTTGTCTTGTAGAACACATAGGTCTTACAACACCTTCATGTAAGTCCATTGCACATTTATATTCTAATGAAGTTGTATCACCAACATCGTGACCTTTAAATGAATCAACCACAAAACCATTTTTAAATCTATCTAATCCATCGGCATCTTGTATTTGTGTGTTTAATGCTGTTTGTTCTAACAATGAAAGTTGTGTATAATATTCTAAATTTTCAATTCTGTTTTCTAGTTTACCAATATCTCTCATTGTATATCTTCTATTATCAATGGGTGTGATTGTTACATCAGCAGTATTAAATGTGTATGCAGGTAATTTTAAATAATATAGTAACATTGCATCATCCATTTTTTCAGGTCTTTGTGGATCAATTGCAGCTGCACCTCGTGCCTGTTTAAAGTATCCATACTTATCTAAATAAATTGCATCAATTCTTGAAAGATAATATTCCAAATCACATCTAAAATTTGTTCCTGGTTTAATTAAGTCAACAGCAACAGCACCAGTTGATGAACCTGGTGATTGTGCGTTATCAAAGAATGTGGAAACAGTAGTGTCAGTACCAGCATATCCAGCAATATCGTAATCACCAACTCTTGGTCTAAAATCAACACAATCTCTTAATTGTAATGTACCTTTTAATGATGAATTAAAACTTGGGATGTTTTCATAATCAACAGCACCTGCATAACTATCTACTGAAAAATAATCACCAGCACTGTGTGAGAAATAATCAAAGTTAATTAATAATCTTCCTGTTGGTGCTGACTGTCCTGGTTTTAATACAAGATGTCCAATACCATAAAAATTATCTCTTTGTCCATTGTCTAATGCAAATCGATCAGTGATGTTCTCATCACTTGTTGTTGCAGCTGTTGAAAAATCAGCAGCCATGTAAACTGAATTTAATTTATAGATATCTGCTTTACCTAAAGAGATTCTACCTTCTTGAGCATTTGTTTGTGTAGTGATTGCTAGTGTTTGACCAGCAACTAATGTTTTTGTTTTTTCGTTTGCAACCGCTCTTGTGATTGTTGCATATAACTTAACTTTATGTCCTGCATAACCAGAACCTAAATTGATTGTTAACTGTTTAGCTGCAGTCGGAGATCCTGTAAAAGATGTACTACCATCAATATCAATGATATCACCAACAGCACCAGTACCACCTCCTCCTAATGACATAATAGATAAGGTATAATCAGCATCAGCATAAGTATCAAATGTTTCGTTTGCACCAGCATCAAAAGCAGCAACACCAGATCCGTTTAATGTTTTAACAAACTGTCGTCTTACAGTAAATGTTGTATCTGTTAATTCATTGTTAGATGCTGTTTTTAAAGTTTTAATTGTGTCAAATGGTAATTTAAATACTAAAGAATTATCTCCTGCTTTGTAAAGTCTTACACGTCTTCTTTCAAATGGAGATGATGTTGCACCATCAGCAACTACGACAGTTGCAGTTAATGTTAATGTTGTATCATCTGTGATTGATGAAACTGTAGCTGTTATTTCTTCACCAGTGTCATCTGTAAATGCAATCAAATCACCAGCCAATAATTCGGTTGTGAACTTTGTTCCTTTACCTATAAGAGTTGTTGTATCTGATACAGTTGCAATACTAACAGAACCAGTTAATGTTAATTGTGATTCATCAAATGGATCAGTTGAATCATTTGTCAAAACTGTATCGGCAGTAAATGTGACAGTTGAACTGTCATCTGAAATATCAGTAAGAATTACAACTTGTTTAGTGTTTGCTAAATCATAAGTTGTCACACCATTCGATGCAACGGTAGATGTATTTCCTGTTTCGTCTGATAAAGATTCACCAGCAACAAATGTGCCTTTCACATTGGATAAAATATACAGGCCTGCAACATCACTATTTGTTTCAATAATACCAGTTGCGCCTGAAGTACCACCTGTGAGTGTTTCACCAACAGCAAGTGTAATAGAACCTGTAGTTGCAACATGAGTAAATGCAGATATATTAAATAAACCTAGTTTGTAAATTGAAGTTGTATTAGATGAAGATGCACCAACTGTGCCTGAATCATATTCAAAGAATCTTGCGTTGGCAACACCAATTAAATTTTGATTTGCACCTGAACCTATGTTTGCAGTGCCTCTGCTTGCAGTTGCAGATTTATATAAACGAACTTTTTTAAATGCATTGGTTTCACCACTTACAAATCCAATATCAGGTGAACCATAGATGTTTGTAACTTTAATGTAATTTCCAATTTGTGCAGCTGTTGTTGAGTTATTAACTGTGTCAAATTCTCTTGGTTTATCTATGGTAACATAGTTTGTTCCTTGAGTATCTAATTCATAACCACGAACATATGCCTTACCCTTTGACATTGCAATTGCAAGCAAAGCTTTTGATTGATCTGCTGTATAAACATCTTCATAATATGTTGTACCTGAATTAACAACTCCACGATATATACCACGACCATACTTGGAATCACCTGAAGCAAAATAGTGTTCTCTTACATCAATATCAAAATGTTGTACTACATAATCACCACTCTCATCATATGTTCTTCTTGCTAATGTGTCCTCTATAATGTTGTAATCTGTTTTTGTAACTTTACTTTGTAAACTACCAGTTTTAATTTGTAACAACTCTACAAAATCATCATCATCTGTATCTGTTAATGTTTTTTTAGCAAGTGTTAATGCAATCTTAAATCGATGAGCACCTGGTGCATTTTCGTTTGATGAACCTTGTGCATTGTCATTTAGTGATGCATCATCAGAAGGTGTAATGAAACTTTCTGTAATTGTAAAACCAACTCTGTAACTTGGTGATGTACCATATGGGTCTAATATAATAGTTTGATCTGTATTTCTTACAAAGAAACCATTAACATAATAAACACCTGCTTGAACATTGACAGCAGAACCAATACCAGTTGCATTAGTATCAATTGGCAATACGGTAGCACTTACACCAACAGTTGCAGTTTCACCACCATCACCTGTAAGTGATTCACCGTCTGTAAATCTTTTTGTTGCATTATTTGTTCCTTGTTTTTTATATGCAACATATATTGTTGCAGCTGAAGTTGCAGTTGATTCAGCTGTATTAACTACTTCGGCAACAACACCACTTGTTCCTCCAGTAAATACAGTACCAAGTAAATTAGAAACACTAGAAGTAGAATAAGCTGAAAGTTTAACATATTCATATGATGGATTGTATGTTACTTCCCCAGGAATAATTTGAGCACCATCTTTGAACATATGGTTGCCAAATCTTTTAATTTGATTTTGTAGAATAGATTGTAGTTGAGTTAGTTCTCTTGCTTGAACAGCATAACCAGGTCGAAATAGAACTCGATGAAAATTTTTATCCTCACTAAAATCGTCATAGTATGGATTAACATTAAAGTTAGTTGCCATAATTTATTAGAACTCCACTATGAGTTTGATGTTTTCTGTTTGATCAGCAGCTCTTGAAATTGGTTTTCTGTTTTCGATATAAAGTATATCACCACTATCATGTGTCAGTTCAGGAGTTGTATCAACACTTGACGGTGTACCTGATATTCCAGATGTTGCACCTGTGACAGTATCAGACACTGTAAAGTTTACTAAGTTTCCGTTTGCATCAACACCTTGATTTGCAAATTGTGGTTGAATATATCTTAACACATAAGTTGATGTGTTGTAATCAACGACATAACCAACAGCGCCTGTTGAACTTCCTGTAATCTTTTCGTCAACGGTAAATGTACCAGGATTAGAAGAAAAGGTCATTGACTTTGTAGCATCTAATGTAGATGCAGTTGCAGTAGAACCAGTTGTACTATCAATTGGATTTCTTACTAATGCAATTCTTCTAAAGTCGTTGTCAGTTGTAAACTCACCACTTTCACTTTGTGTTAAGTCAACATTTAACATGACAAAGAAGCCACCTAATTCTTTTACACAATCAGTAGCGTGTCCGCCTTCAGGTGAAATAATGAAATCAATATCAGCACCAGATACACTTCCAAAATCAGAAGCAAGAATACTTGCAAATGTGTAACCAGAACCTGCATTGGTAATTGTCACTGAAGTTACAGCACCAGATGATACAACAACTGTACAAACACCACCAGAACCATCTCCTCGAATAGCAACGGAAGTATATGTGTTATCTGAACCAGAAGAACCACCGTCAGTGATTTTGACATTCTCAATAGCGCCAGCAGTTGTAGAGTAGTCAGTTGATTCAGTAGAAACATGCATGAAATCGGTTGATAAGAAAGCAGCTTGTTCAGCGGCTGTTAGTGAATACATATACTTCCACTTGTAACTATCAGCAGTTGTAAATACACTTGTTGATTTATTACCAGTGGGTTCAGTTGTTGATGATCCACCATTGTTATTGTCAATACATTTATAGACATCATATGTACTATTCATTACATAGAAGGTTGCATCAAATAAATTTGTTGCACCAGAAGTAGCAGAAATTGTAGATCCTGCTGTATTGATGTTTCCAATGTCGTGTCGATAGTAGTCATAAACTGTACCGGAAGTCCAGTTTCTTCTTGGAATAACTATGGACACATCGGAACTTGAAATCTTTTTTGCAGATAACATATCATCATAAGCATAAAACTCAGACCCTATGTCATCATTTGGAGTTGGTGGGGCTGCATCAGTACCATCATTAAATGCTTGATTATCAACAAATGCTTGAGGACGACCAATGCCTAGATAGTAAGTATCGCCGGCTTCACCAAAACTCTCATTAAATTGTTCAGCACTGTGAACTCGAAATTTGTTAGTTATTATTGCTGGCATCTTTCATTAAACTCCATTTACTTTATTATTTATACATCTTTTTAAGATGATCTTGTCACCTCAGCAGGAATCGCAAAATTTGTTTTCATCTTAGGATTACTTACAAATTCACCCAATCGCACTGCTTGACCATTTAAACTTGTATTTCGTGTACCGGTTAGAACTATTTTATTCAGTGATCCTATTGTAATTCCGGTATCAGTATCATCACTTGTCTGGTCATACAAAGGATGACTAAATGTTCTTGTCTTATATAGTATGTTTTGCAAAGTACCAATTCTTGGACCCATTGTTGCAATACCAGTTCGAACTTCGATTGAACGAATTGTTTCTGTGGGTAGAGAAGGAAACTTAACAATCTTTTCTGTACTTAATGTAACATCTCTTGTATTGGCTGCAAAGGCGGTATCTTGTTCAATACCACGATTTGGATTTGCACGAACAGAGGTACCATCCGTTGTTGTACCTAATCGTCTACCAATCTTCTCAGCAAAGATAACTTCAAGTAAAGATACAAAGTCACCCTCACCAAATCCATTGAGTAAGGTAAATCCTTTTTTGATTTGTGCATTGACACTTGTTCGAACAGAAACTTCTCCAAAGACATTGAAACCTGCTGGGTGTATAGAACGTTTTAAGTCATCTCTCCAAGATGTAATTGCCTCACCCACTTTAATAACATATGCATAATCTTGGTAGTAGAAACTATCTTGTATCTTTTTTGTTAACTCAGAAGCATGACCATCAACATTGACAAACTCACCAGATGATGTGACAGTTGTTCCGACAGTTGATGACAGTGTTGCTTGATTTGCTAATACGACAGTTGCAGTTTCGCCTGAAGTGTTTCCTGTGATTGTTTGACCAACTAAGAATGTTCCGTCAACACTTGTTAATGTTAAAATGTTTCGATCACCATCATAAGATTCTACCACCGCAGTTGCAGTTGATAATGATTCAGTAATAAGTGTATCGTTGTCTTCAGCAATTATATCAAACAGTGTATCGTCTTGTACTAAAGTTTCAGCAATCAGATACTCATCGTTTTCTGATTTTAAAAATTCTATTGGGCTTGTATTTAAAATACTTTTCTTTGCAACACCACCTTCGTAATCTTGTGTAATGAATAAACCAGATT